GCGTGCTATGTACGGGCCTTTACCGTCAGAGTCATCTTGTAAAGATACATTGCCTCCTGGACCGAACTCAGCAACTTTGCTGTTTGCGGTGCAATAGAGCGCTACTTTAGTTGATAGACTTGCCATATAGACCTCCTTTAATAAACTCTATAACCTTGAAACATATTTTCAAAATTATTACTACTGTATAAAAATGTCACTCCACCACTGGCAACATTTCCATAACCATATACATAGGCAGTGTCTCCAACTGCACATTGTCTTACATAAGTACAACTATGTATCATTCTTCTTTGTCTACTACTTTCATTATCTTTAGCTGATAAAATTAAATCAGTGTTTCCACCACCAGAAGCAGTAAATCTCATCCACATTGAAGATGTTTTTAATAAACCATCACTATCAGATGCAATATGTAAGTTAGCTGTAAATAAATAATAACCTGCTGATGGCACAGTGTATTTGTAAGTCGAAGTGTTGAAATTATTACCTAAATCAATGGATTCTGTATCAAATTCCACTATTGCATCAGTATTATGTGATACACTTTGATCACCATTCATTTTTACGGCGAAACCAGTTGTAGCGTAATGATTAGTATCTCCAAAATTATTTGATGTTCCATTGTTCGTAATTGTACATCCAGAGGGAATCGTGATCGTGTCCCCAGAACTACCAATCTCTAATGATGTTCCTGATTGCGGATCTAATTTATCTACGAATAAAGTTCCCATTATATTACCGTCAATGTCCCTTCTACCGTTACGGTATTAGTAAAGTTTACTGGCCCAGCTAAAAAAGCATTTTGTGATGCAGTCACTGTAACTGTAGATGTTACAGTTGCTAGGTTTAAATACATACCATTAAAAGATGCTGAAATAGCTGTGTGATCTACACTGCCATCAGACGGTGTTTGTGATCCAACAGCTGCGCCTATGTTTACAACATAAGCTGCATCTGATCCTGCTAGCACGTTTGATCCTGTTGATAGTTGTGTGCCACTTGCAGTGTAATCTACATCTGGTTTTTGTACAACGTTGTTTACAACAAATCTTATTTCTGATGAATTAGCAACTGGTGTTGTTAATGTAAACGCAGTTGCAGATCCGTCCCCAGTAATAGTCTGGGTAGACATGGATTTAAACTGATCAGTATTAGCTGGTCCTATATAACCCATTTATCCTCCTACGTGCTTATGCTATCAATATATGACATCCAACAATCAGCAGAACTAGCTGTGTCAGACTTTATTTTTACAGCGTCTCCGGATAGTAATACTACTTTAGCACCACCATCAATAAATTCCATACTTGATCCTTGAGGTATGCTTACTCCTTTAGCTAAGTGATAATCACTACCACCACTAGAAATAAACACATCTACTTGTATCGTTTGTGCTACAACGTTAGCAACACGAATACCAATAAGAGCATCGTCAGAATTGGCTGTAAGTAAAGTTGAAGCACTTGTGCCTATATTTCTTGCTTTTACGTTTTCAAAATCTTGTGCCATGGTTTCTCCTTATATCAAAGTGCGACAGACATTGCAATTACAAATCCAGCAGAAGCGCCTGCTGTACCACTAGAAGCTGCTGTTACACGACCTTTTGCATCAACAGTAATGCTTGAGTTTGTGTAACTTGCTGCTGATACTCCTGAATTAGCAAGAGTAAGAGCTCCACCAGATGCTATCGTAGCGTCACCTGACATATCCACTTCTTCAAAACTTGTTCCATCTGCAACCAATATTTTGTTTGCAGTGTTTGTTGGTAATTTTAATTTACTTCCTACAGTGACATCACCAAGTGTACTAAAATTAGAATTAACTTTATTTGATACAGTAACTACATGGTTACCCATGTAACCGTGTGAAGAACACTGATAATATAAAATATTAGGTGTTTCTGAATCTACAGCAATTTGTACATAGTCTCCTGAACTACCACCAGAACCATTCGTTGTTACACCTGTTGTATAAGCTGTGCTTTTTGCAGCATCCAAATAAAATCTTAATGGATGTCCTGAGTTACTAGAATCTGAAGTATCAAATCTGTAGTAATATTTTGCGCCTGTATCTACACCAGAAAATCTTAATGCAGGTGATTCTAGTCCGTTAAAATAGTATGCACTACTACTAGAACTTCCTCCTGCTGGATAAGGATGACTACTTGTTTTGTTATCAACTGTTACAGTTATAATCTGTGGTGCTGATGAACTACCAAAATCAACTGAAGGAAATGGCAGACCTTCTTTTGATGCCGGCAAAGTACAAAAAACATCTTTTGTGCCTGCACTAAAACTAACTTTAGCATCACCGTTTGAACTTGATATAACGTTGTCTCTTGACAAAGTATCAGTCGAAGCATCTGTTACGGTACCTAAACCTATTTCAAATTCAGTAGTGGTTCTTCCTACTATTGCGTAATATGTTCTGTTAGTGGTACCTATACCAGCTACAAAAGTTTTAAATCCACCTATCGCACCGTCCAGGTCTAATGTGCCTGTACCAGTTGTAGTGGTAGATTCTTTTACGCGATCGTGTAAAATAAAAGCCATGCTACTCCTACGCTAATCTTAATATAGCGTTAGATGCGTCTGCTGTAGGGAATTGAATTGTAAACGTGCCGTTAGTGCAAGTTTTGTCCCCACCAAAATTCAACACAAGAACAGATTTATTACTCTCTGAGCTGTTATAGATCAAAGCGCCATGAGCTGTTATTGTTGCTGAAGTCCAAGACGTATCTGCGAAATCACATACTGCAGTTGTTCCGTCTGCTACTGGTGTAACACTTGTAAGAGTATTACCTCCACCAGTGTAACCTGTTCCAGAATACTCGTTAGTTGCTGTACCATCTGCATAAGTAGCTGTAGAAGCACTTAAGTTAGATGAGTTAGTGTACAATGCAATTTTAAAAGTATCACCAGATGATGCAGTGAAATTGTGCGTTCCTTGTAACACTTGAGTTTTAAAACTGGTTGTTACAGTTGATGATGATATTGCCATTTTATTGTCCTCCTTCTATTGGTTTACTATAACCAGGTAAAATTGATGGTCGAGGTACACGTAGGACACCATTTGCCCATTCGTCTCTTCTACCTCTACCCATTTGTTGCGCAGCAACCTCTTGTAAAGCGGTTTCATACGATTGCATATAAAGTTGCAGCATTTCTGCTGGGCCTTTCAAGAACTTGAAAGCTTCGATAAGGCATCCATACAACATAAGTGTTGGTGCGTTATCCCCTAACCAAGTATTACTGTTTGTAGAAGTTAATCTGTCTGGTAATTTTATTAAACCAACCTCTACCTTAAAATCAGCACTTGGCGTTGGTACTACGTATATAGTATTATAGTCCCATTGACAATAATACTTTGGTGTTCCTGTAGACGTTCTATCTGGGTGGTATTCGTCCATAAAAGTAACGTCTTTTTGTTGTAAATATATTCTATCTCCAGTGCCAGATGCTGGATATATCATGACACTTCTTATTACAGAAAACTGTGTAGGTATTGTAGATGAACCGCCAGGTAATGTTATAAATCCGTTACCTGTTGTAAAATTAGAAAATTGGTATGATCTAAATACAGGTAAATCTAGCTCTTTTAATATCCTGTTTTCTGTGTGTTCTATAAAATCATTAATAATAGAATCAGTTAAAACACTAGAATCTGTTTCTGTGTAATCTCTTATTTGTTGTACTAATTCAGTATATGTTGTCATGCTGATAATGTGACAGGTCCTGCAGACGCTATCCCTCCCCCAAAAATAGTAGTGCTAACAGGAGCTACTCCAACACTAAAACTATAAAAATCATCGTCTATAACAGTGATGGTTTGTCCTGTTGCGCTGTTAACTTGATCTAAAATTACAGAATTAATTCCTACTGCATCTCTAAATCTTACAGTGTCGCCAGTAGTTCTACCGTGTCCAGGTTCTCTTATTTTTACAACTGTTTCTCCAACTGGATATGTAAACGCATTTAATCCTAATAATCTAGCAACTGAATTTTCTGTTCTTGCAGGTCTTGGATCTTTTAGTGCAATAGGATCTGGTTGATGTTCATGTGGCATTAATTGTGGTGCTTTAGGTTCATATTCACTTGTATGAACTTTCATGCCATTCCATTCTGTAACCATTTCTGTATATGGAAATTCTAATCCACTACGATCAGAAATAAATTTAGCGTATTTTCCTTTTGCGTATGTCATTAACAATTCCATTTACGCAAAGATTTATTAATCCTTGAATTAGGATCTCTAGCTGTCTTTGCACTTGTTCTTCTCTTCTTCATCCCTTCCATTCTAGCACAAAACGATTTACGTCGTTTTGCAGCTTTAGACCCTTTCTTTAACTTAGAAGGTTTTGTAGTAACTGCAGTCTTAAGTTTAGAACCAGGATTGGCTCTACGATAAGATGCAACTCCTTTGGCATTTAATCCACCGGATTTACTTTTACCTTCTTTTCTTTGCCAAGCAGGTGTCTTAGCCATTTAGCTCCAAGTGTAATTGCCACCCTTAGTAGCAGCACCCATTCCTAAAGCTGTTCCTGTTTCTTTTCCTTTAGAAATAGAAATTTCTTTTGCTTTACCTCTTCCTGGTACAACACCCTTTGTTGTTACTGCTGCAGCTTCTACAGCTTTTGGTGCATCATTTTGACCTCTGCCGTAAGAACCTATTTTAGCAGTAGACCCCATTCTGCAATTAGCAGTTTGTTTATTATAAAGTCTGTTGCTCATTAATCCTCCTTTTTACAAATACAATTGCCACAATCACATCTATCAATAGTGCATGAACCATCCACTATACAATGACATGTATGACCACATGTTTCACATTTTGGCATATTACCTCCTATGGTATGTATGCTTGCGCCGGTTCAACTCTAAACGAGACT